TGGGTGCCAGAAGTGCATCACAATCAGACATATTGGAACATATGGAAGTTGGAAATAGAAAAACTACATGGCGACATGAAGTGGGTCATGTTATGGATACAGATAATACAACTGATATTTTAAATATAATGAAAAATAAAGAAATATATTCAAGTATGCCAGTTAAATATAGATTTACTGATTATATCTCTGGTTTTTTAGCAAAAGACGTACTTAAAGATAGAAAATTTCAAAAGAAATTTAGTAAGGAAGATATTGGTAAAAATGTCAATAAAGATATGTCAAAATTTGGATTAACTGGAGTAAAAAGGGATAAAAATGGAAAGTTAGAATTTGTTTCAACTGGTCAGCTTAGAAAAGCAGATTACGATATGGAAACAAAAGAAATAATTAACAAAGAATTTAAAGGTACTGGTTTAGATTTTGATGATTTAAATGAATTAGCAGATGGACAACTATTAAATCAGATGCAGTTAGGTCAAATGAAACAAATAAAGCTCAAGAGAATGGCAATATATTTAAGAAATAATGATGTAAAAAGTTTCTTAATTGAGCAAAGAGGTGCAAGAATATTTAATGATGATATGCTTTATTTTTCTGATTATTTAGAAGCAATATCAAATGCTAAGATTGGTTTTGGCCATGGTAAAGGGTATTATGGGCAGTTTTATAAAATTGAAAGAGGTGTAAGCATAGGTCATACAACTGAAGCAATGGCAAATTATACAGCACTTATAGGAGGTAAAAGAGCCAAAGTATTTAAAAAACTAATGGAAATTTATGCACCAAATATGACTAAATCCTTTGATGAATTATTTGAACTATATCAAAGGAATGATTTAGATGGTATGGCAGATTTATTAAGGAGAAAAGTAGATGGCGACTAATCCAGATTTTTATTTAGAAGAAGAATTTATACAAGATAAGCCAGTAAATGAATTATTAAATACTTATAATAAGAAATATAAAAATGCTTATGAACTTTTACCAATTAATGTTGATTATACAAAAGGAAATATACTTTCTAATTATGAAGTATTGCTTAAAACTGCAATAAGACAAGAAAGAAAATTATTTACTGAAGATATTTTGGATATGCTTAATAATGTAGAAGCAAGAATATATTAACCCCCACCAAATAAATGATGAGGGTTACAAGGGGAGTATAATTAAACTTTATTGACTTTAATGGCTCTCTGCAATACTCTTTCTCTTTCCCTTAAAGATAGATTAGAAATTACATTTAATACTTTTATGGCAAACTGCCTTTCTTTCTCTACAGTAAATGTATAACTGCGAGGATTACTGGTTACATCAAATAAATCATTTATCTGCTCCCAAGTAAAACCTCTTGAAGAAACAAGGTTTTCAGCCTCTGCTCTTGTAATCTTTTCTTTTGTCATCTTCTTTCGCTTTCTATTTGTTTTTCTATTACTTTTCTTAATCTTGGTTTCATAGCATTAACAAATGCATCAGAATCACTATCTCCGTAAATCTCTTTAAGTTCTCTATATATACCCCAATATTCTTTCATTACGTTGTAGTGTCTTGCAGTATTAAGCATTATTTTTCTTGTATATAAATTATCCATAATAACTCCTTAGGGAGGGGTTAAACCCCACCCTTTCCTAGAAATTTATTACAGTAATAACTACCAATATCGTATGCTTCAACTTCAGCATTATTTTTTAATGGTGTATGCCCATTATTTGCCATAGTTTCAAGAAGATGGCTTTTTTCAAAAACACGAAATGCTCTCATTACTTGCTTTTTAATTTTCTTACCATCTTTGATTTCATCTTTAGTTACCAACTTTCTTAATGTAGCACATGATTTAGCACCTGCTAATTCTTTTCCAGTAAGGTTGTAATATTGTACTGCTTGCTTAAAAGTACAAAACTCTGAACCCATTGGAAAACCTTCAGCTAATAATTCTACTACATTTGAACCTTGATATTCAGTTTGTGTTGTAAAGTTTATCACTTTAGCCCCCTTATATTGCGTTAACTTTAATTAATTCAAAACCAACTGGAGCAACTAACCATGCTTTGTTGGTTTCTTTATCCACAATGATATCTCCACAAGATATTGAATAAAACTTGCCGATTTTGTGAATTTTGTTTGGCTCTATATTACCAATTCTAAAAACTTCGTTAAGGTCATTAGCACGAACCCAACCTGCATTTCTATATTTACCTTCATCTAAGGCTTGTCTGCAAGTCCACTTCTTTGCTCTGCTTATCTTAAATGCTCTTTCGTCATTTATTTCTTCGTGCTTTGGTTGCTTTATTAAGTATCTGTTCATTTGTTTCTCCGTTTAAAAATATATTTATACTTTCATTATATACTATCTAAATGAAGAAGTAAACTACTTAAAAGAGTTTTTTATGGTCAAAACCATATTTTTTGTCGTCTTTTTCTATTTACATAAAATAAATTAGCATATATTATAAGGAATGCCTTTAGTAAAACCAAATGCTAACGAGAGCAGACAAGATTTTATGTCAAGATGTATGTCTGACGATAAAAGTCGTTCTGAATATCCAGATACCAAACAAAGGTTTGCTGTATGCTCCAATTTATTTAGTGGAAAGGGAGCAGAGATGAATACTGAAGAATTAACCAAAGACGATATATATACTGGCAATATATATTTACCAAATTGTGAAATAAAAGCATATCATGACGATGACGATGATGATGATAAAAAGCCTTATGGAAAATTTGAGGGATATGGTTCTATCTTTGGAAATAAAGATTTAGGAAATGATGTAGTTGAAGATGGTGCATTTAGTAAAAGTCTTAGAGTAAAAAAGGCTAAAGGTATAAAATTATTATGGCAACACAAGCAAGATATGCCAATTGGAGTTTTTGAAAGTATTAAAGAAGATGGCGATGGTTTACGAGTAAAAGGTAAACTCGCTTTAGGCACTCAGCAAGGTAGGGAAGCCTACGAACTACTAAAAATGGGTGCATTAGATGGATTATCAATCGGATATAAAGCAGATCCACAAAAGCAAAGCTATGACGAAAGACGTAGAAGACGTATGCTTAAAGAAGTGGATTTGATGGAAATTAGCCTTGTAACTTTTCCAATGAACCCAAAGGCTAGGGTTCAGCAAGTAAAAGATGCCTTTACAAGGACTATTCGTGACTGGGAAACTCATTTTCGTGAGGACTGTGGGTTGAGCCGTTCATTAAGTAAGGTTTGTGCCAAAGGCATAATAGATATAATCTCAAAACAACGAGATGTTGGAGATGACCTTGATGTAAGCGAAGCTATTGAATCAATGAAAGGTTTAATGGCTAAATTTAAACCTAACAAGTAAAAGGAGGTCAGCATGGCTGATTTACAAGAGCTTAAAGGTGTCATTGAGGATTTTGGAACAACATTTGAAGATTTCAAAAATGCTAATAATGAACGTCTTGAGCAATTAGAAGCCAAAGGTGCTTCAGACCCAATTACAGATGATAAGTTATCTAAGATTGAGTCAAAGTTAGATGCACTTGAGGATGTGAACCAAAAGTTCACTAAAGAGATGATGGAGTCCAAGAAGTTAAACGACAGAATGGACAAAATTGAAACTGAAATCAAAAGACCAGAGGCAGGATTTGAGACAAAAGAGATTGATTTCAAATTAAAAGCCTATGACAAATACCTAAGAAAAGGTAAGGAGTCTTTAGATGAAATGGAACATAAGGTTCTCACAGTATCAAATGATACTGGTGGTGGATATCTTGCTCCACCAGAGTACGTTGCTGAAATTCAGAAAAAGGTTACAGAAATGTCACCAATTCGTACTATTGCTAGAGTAAGAACAACATCAAACAGAAGTGTTCAAGTACCAACAAGAACTGGTGTTTTTTCTGCAGCATTTGTTTCAGAAACTGGAACAAGATCAGAAACAACTGGTTTAACTTATGGAATGGAAGAAATTACTGCACATGAGTTATATGCACTTGTTGATATTACAGAGCAAGATGTTGAGGATTCAGCTTTCAATATGGAATCAGAGCTTTCTGCAGAATTTGCAATGCAATTTGCAGTAGCTGAAGGTACTGCTTTCGTAAATGGAACTGGAGCAGGTAGACCAGAAGGGTTTATGCAGAATTCAAATGTAGGTACTACAAACAGTGGTGCTGCAGCTGCATTAACTGCAGATGGTTTAATTGACCTTTATTCAGCAGTAAAAACAGAGTATGCAAGAAATGGTGTATTTGTTTTCAATAGATCAACTCTTGGTAAGATAAGACAATTACAAGATACAAATGGTTCTTATGTTTTCCAAGCAGGATTTAGCTTACAAGTTGGTGTTCCAAATACCATACTTGGACAACCATACATTGAGGCAACAGATATGCCAGATGTAGGTGCAGGAAACAAGCCAGTAGCCTTTGGAGACTTTAACAGAGGTTATATGATTGTAGACAGAATCAATTTAGCAATACTTAGAGACCCATTCACTCAAGCAACAAGTGGAACAATCCGTTATGTAGCAAGAAAGAGATTGGGTGGACAAGTAATAATTGCTGAAGCGATTAGAACTCAAACTGTATCAGCTTAAGGGAGATTAGAATATGGCGAGTAAAGATTTAGCTAATAATCTAACAATGACACAAGTGTTAGACCCTGCGGTAACAACTGCTACAGCCAATACAACTGGATTAGATTTAGCAGGCACTTCTGGTGCTATGATAAATGTCCTTATTGGTGAAAGTGGAGATACATTATCTGGCTCTGTTAAGTGGGATTTAATCCTACAAGATAGTTCTGATAATTCTTCATGGTCAGCAGTTACAGATAATAAGTATGTTTCTTTTGCAGATGTAGATAGTAGTGGTATTTATGCGACTATTGATGCTGCAGCAGAAGATGATGCTAATTATCCAATTGGTTATCATGGACCTAACAGATATGTCAGAGTAGCAGTAACAAAAACTGGAACACATACAAATGGCACACCTATTGGAGCAACTGGTATAACAATGCCTATCCATAGACCTGCTAGTGGTTCAGATAATGGTTCTGCAACTGGATAATCTTAAATATGCCCTCATTAATTTGGGGGCATACTTTTTTAGGAGTATTTAATGAAAATAAGAATGACAAGAACAACCCATGCTACTGCTAATCATAATGGCACAATAGGTATGGATTATGTTGAAGGTCAAACCTACGATATGAATGAATTATGGCAATCAAATATTGCACAAGTATTTATTAATGAAGGTTGGGCAACTGAAATTGGTGGTGGGAAAGAAACCAAAATTGATGCACCAACAGAAATAAAAAGAGCAAGAAACGCAGATGGTACTTTAAAAGCTGATAACCCTGCTACAAAAGACATAAATGAAGCATGGGAAAGTGGCAAAGCACCAAAGAAAACTTCTAAGAAAAAATAGAGGTATAAATGGCAGGTGTTACAATAATTACTGCTGAAGCAACAGATGTTGTAACAACGGCACAAGTAAAGGCAAATTTAAGAATAGCCAGTGATGATTCCACTCACGATACACAAATAGGTGTATGTAAAGATGCATCAATAAGTGTAGCAAAAGAATACTTACAAAAATCCCTAATAAATAGAACTTTAAAACTTTCACTTGATAATATACCTTATTCTGATTCCATACTTCCAAATAAAGAAGGTATTACTACTGGACCATTTTTAGAATATAGACAGAGAAGTGTATCTTTACCATTTAGTCCCTTAGTAAGTGTATCTAGTGTAAAAACATTTGATGATAGCGATACAGAAACCACAATGGCATCTAGTCGTTATTATGTAGATACTGCTAGTGATTATGGGCGAGTTGTTCTAAGAACTGGAGAAACTTGGGATGATATGCTTAGAGTAGCAAATGCAATAGAAATTACCTATGTTGCAGGATATGGTTCAAGTGCCAGTGATGTACCATCAGCTATAAAGCAAGGGATAATAGTTTTAGCATCACATTATTTTGAAAATCCAGAAATGACAATAAGAGGAGAAAGTGTAACTACAATTCCAACTCTTGTAAATTCATTATGGAAACCTTTTAGAAATATGAGGTTTGGAATAGGCTTAGGCTAATGGCTAAATACCCATATATAGGCGATTTAAGACACTCTGTAACACTTCAAACCAGAGCAACCTCTACAGATACTGGAGGGGGTTTTACTTCATCATTTAGCAATACAAGAACATTAATGGCTAAAGTAGTACCCAAACTAGGTAATGAAAACTATGAGGCAGGTAGACTTGAAAACCCAATTACACATGAAGTTTACACTAGATATTATACAGATATAAATTTTAAATCTGGCGGTGGTAAAATGAGAATATCATGGTCAGATAGTGGTGTAACAAGAATATTATCAGTAAAATCTGTGATTGATGTAGGTCAACGAGATAGATTTCTTATATTTAAGTGTTCAGAGGGTGCAGTAGATGACACTTAAACTTAAAGTTGTTAATAAAAATGAATTTGAAGGTAAGATTGATTTAAAAATTAAGAATGTTCTTGCAAATCTTAAAAAAACAGTAAGAGTTTCTGCTAATGAGGTAAGAAACGTAGCAATAACAAGTATAAATCAGAATCCAAGAGCAGGTGATACTGTTACACGATATAATCCAAAAAGAACAATAAGAATATCTAAGGAAGGCGACCCTCCTGCAAGTGATACTGGATTTTTATCTAGTAATATACATCTTATTGTAGATGCGGATCAATTAGGTGCTTCAGTAGAAAGTAGAGCCAAATATTCAGAGGCTTTAGAATTTGGTACACGACATATGCAAGCAAGACCTTTTTTACAACCTGCATTAGAGCAAGGGAGACGAAAATATAAAGAAATGTTTAAAAAGGCAGTAAAGGATGGCATTTAATGGATAAAGAATTAGTTTATACCCTTAAAAGAATTGTAAATGAAATGAAGCAAGACCCAAGATTTGGGGAAGGGCGAGATGTTTTTAGGTCAGTATCACAAGCAAGAGCAAGAGCAGATAAATTAGGTTGTTCTGGGCATCATACTATAAAAGGACCAGAAAGAAATTACTATATGCCCTGTGAGACACATGGTGTTTATCTAAGAGTAACCAATCAAAAAGAAGAAAAGAAACTTTCTGCAAGAATGCAAGAAACAATAAATAATAAAGTAAAAGAACATAATGAAAAGCATGGTGATAAAAAAGGAAAAAGAGTCACTCGTTCTATGCTTGAAAAAGTATTTAATAGAGGCATTGGTGCTTACAGAACCAACCCAGAAAGTGTAAGAAGAACAGTTATGGGTCCAGAGCAATGGGCGATAGCTCGTGTAAACGCATTTCTTTTTGCAGTTAGAACTGGAAAATACAGAAAAGGGAAATTTGATAGAGATTTATTACCAGAAGGGCACCCACTTAGGACAGAAAAATGAGCATTGATTCTAAATATGGTTGGCAAATAAGAAGAGGACTTGTCAGAGAAAAAGGTCTTTTTAAATTTGGATTCAATCCTGCAGTAGGAACAGATGAAGAAACAATATGGTCACAAGGTGGACTGTATTCATATTTAGAATCAGCAAGTATTTTAAAAATCTCAAGTTCAAATACAAATGATACATCTGCAGGAACTGGTGCAAGAACAGTACAATTAAGAGGTTTAGATGCCAATTATGATGAGATAACAGAAACAGTTACTCTAAATGGACAAACCGCAGTAAATACGACTAATCAATTTATAAGAATAAATCGTATGCAAGTTTTAACTGTGGGAAGTGGTGGTGTAAATGCAGGAGTTATTTATGCAGGAACTGGAACTGTAACAAGTGGAGTACCACAAAACAAATATGCCACAATTAGCATTGGTGATAATCAAACTTTAATGGCATTATGGACAGTACCAAGAAATCATACTGCTTATATTTACAT